CGACTTCGCCGAGCGTGTTCTCAAGCCGCGTATCTCGCAGCTTGCGGCCTCGATTGACGCGGACGTTGCCAACAGCTTCAACAGCATCTTCCAGTCGGTCGGCACCCCCGGCACCACGCCGAGCAGCACTCAGGTTCTGCTCGCCGCACAGCAGAAGCTCAACGAAGCCGCCGCTGTGATGCAGCCGCGCTATGTCACCGTGAACCCGGCTGCTAACGCCGCGCTCATTGAGGGCATGAAGGGTCTCTTTAACCCGGTCAGCACCATCTCGGCGCAGTTCAAGAACGGTATGTTTGGCGAGGGCATCCTTGGGTTCAACGAACTCAATATGTCGCAGTCGATCAAGCAGTTCACGACTGGCACCCGCACTGGTTCGCACACCGTAACCACCACCGTCTCCACTCAGGGCGCCTCGTCCATTGCCATCACCGGCACTGGCACGCAGACGATCAAGAAGGGCGATGTGTTTACGATTGCTGATGTGTATGCGGTCAACCCGCAGACCCGCGAGTCCACTGGCTCGCTGCAGCAGTTTGTGGTCACTGAGGACGTTACGGCGGTTGCCGGTGCGTATGCGACCGTGAAGATCAGCCCGGCGATCTACACCTCGTCGGTTGCGCTTGCCACCGTGGATTCGTTCCCGGTTGCTGGCAAGGCTGTGACCTTCTTGGGCGCTGCTTCTACTCAGTACCCGCAGAACCTCGTGTACCACAAGGACGCGATTGCCTTTGCCACGGCAGACCTTCTCATGCCGCAGGGCGTTGACATGGCTTCCCGCCAGGTACACAACGGCATCTCCATGCGCGTTGTTCGTCAGTACGACATCAACAACGACCGTATGCCGTGCCGTATCGATGTGCTGTACGGTTACAACGTGATCCGTCCGCAGATGGCTGTTCGGCTCTGGGGTTAATGCCATGAGTTACGTCATTGGCAATCTCCCTAAGCAGTCGGTTATCAGCGTTACGCTGTCGCCCGCTGCCGTGTCCGCCAATACGTCTGCCGAGCAGACGTTTACGGTCACGGGTTTGCAGGCAGGAGACCACGTTGCTGTCAACAAGCCGAGCGCCCAAGCGGGCCTCGGCATTGTTGGCTACCGTGTCTCAGCGGCAGATACGCTGGCAATCACGTTTGGAAACTTCACGGGAAGTTCGATTACTCCGACGGCAAGCGAGGTCTACAAAGTCCTCCTAAGCCGCCCGGATCGGACTATCACCGATGGCATTATTTAAGAGGTAATTAGACATGGCACTTCCTAATGGCTCTGGTGGCTATCAATTCAACGACGGCAATGTTGGCGAGGCCCTGCTTTTTGCGCAGGGTGCGCCGACTGCGCTAACGGCGGCTGCTACCGCCACGGCGGCTCAGTTGTCAAATGGCCTTTTTACGTTCAATGGAACTGCGGGCAATCTCACCCTGCCGACCGTTTCCGACCTTGAAGCCTACGTTTCGTCTGCCTCAAAAGCGGATGTGGCGTTTGATTTCTTCGTCGTTAACATCGACGCAGGTGCCGATGCGATTACGGTGGCGGTAGGCACGGGCTGGACCCTTGTGGGTGCAGGCGCTGTTTCTGCCGGTACGTCGGGCCACTTCCGCGCTCGCAAGACGGGCGACGGTGCGTGGACCTGCTACCGTATTAGCTAATCAATATGGCGAATATCTACCTGAGACATCCGAGGCATGGCGAGAAAGTCGCTATTTCTTGGCTAGAGGTTCAGGAAGATATACAGCACGGGTGGGAAGAGTTTGACCCTTCCAACCCGGATGATTCAGAATCTCCGGCGTCAGCAGAAATGCTGGCGTCGGAGACTTCTGGCAACGCATTACGGCGTCGTCGCCGTAAGGAGTAAATAATGGCTACCACCGCTCTCGACCAGATCAACGGTGCGCTGCGTTTGATCGGTGTCCTAGCGGAAGCCGAAGCGCCTTCGGCAGCGATGGCGCAGGACGCCCTGACAGCGCTTAACCAGATGATTGATTCGTGGAACACTGAGCGCCTTTCAGTCTTCTCCACCATTGACCAAGTATTTAACTGGCCGCCCTCCACGCGCATTCGCACGCTTGGGCCTACCGGCGATTTCGTTGGTCAGCGCCCCGTCGAATTGGATGACGCCACCTATTTCCGCGATGCCTCGACCAACGTGTCGTATGGCATCAAAATGATTAACCAAGAGCAGTACAACAACATCGCGGTTAAGACGGTAACGTCTACCTACCCGCAGGTGCTGTGGTACAACGCGACCTATCCCGACATTGAGATTTACATTTATCCGGTGCCAACTCGGGTGCTGGAGTTCCACTTCGTGTCGGTGCAGCCGTTAGATCAGCCTGCCACGCTAGACACTGTGCTGGCGTTTCCGCCTGGCTATCTGCGTGCGTTCCGCTACAACTTGGCCTGTGAGTTGGCGCCGGAGTACGGCGTCGAGCCTTCCGCTCAGGTGCGTCGTATTGCGATGTACAGCAAGCGCGATCTGAAGCGCATCAACTTCCCAGGCGATGTGATGGCAATGCCTGCCGCGCTGATGGTGAATCGTCCGCGCTTTAACATTTACACCGGCAACTTCTGATGAAGTCCCCGATTTTGGGTAGCAGCTACGTTATTCGTAGCATTAACGCTGCCGACAATCGGATGGTGAATCTTTACCCAGAAGTGATTGCTGAAGGGGGTAAGGATGCTGCGTACCTGCAGCGTTGCCCCGGCTATACGCTCCGCGCAACGGTTGGTAGCGGCCCGATTCGAGGGCTGTGGACGTTAGGTCAATTTTTGTATGTGGTGTCTGGCAACGGATTTTACCGGCTAGACAGATCGTTTTTGGGCGAGACAACCGGTTACCTTGAACTGGAAGACGGTAGTTTCATTTTGCTAGAAGACAGCAGCAAGATTGTCCTCGAGACGGGCAGTGCGTATGTCGGATATGTCAGCGGCACTGGCCCCGTATCAATGGCCGATAACGGCACGCAAATCTTTATCGCTGCTAATCCTGACGGATATATCTACAACGTAGACACGTTGCAGTTCGCGCAGATTACCGACGAGGACTTCCCCGGCGCGGTAACGGTTGGTTATCTTGACGGCTATTTCGTTTTCAACGAACCCAACAGTCAGCGCGTATGGGTCACTGCGTTGCTTGATGGCACGTCAATCGACCCGCTTGATTTTGCTTCTGCCGAAGGCTCGCCTGACGGCTTGGTGTCGCTCATCATTGACCACCGCGAAGCGTGGCTCTTTGGCACGAATAGCGTTGAAGTTTGGTACAACAGCGGCGAAGCCGACTTCCCGCTTTCGCGCATCCAAGGCGCTTACAACGAAATCGGGTGTATTGCGCCGTACTCTGTCGCCAAGATGGATAACAGCGTCTTTTGGCTAGGCGCTGACGCTCGCGGTCAAGGCATCGTGTATCGAGCGCAAGGCTACCAAGGCGTGCGCGTCTCTACGCACGCTGTAGAGTTTGCGATTCAGCAATACGACGATCTGGCTGACGCGGTGGGCTACACCTACCAGCAGGACGGCCATACGTTCTATGTGCTGAACTTCACAAATGCTGACACAACGTGGGTGTACGACGCCGCGACAGGCTCATGGCACGAACGCGCTGCGTTCAAGCAAGGCGACTTTAAGCGCCACCGTGGTAACTGCCACGCTCGATTTGATGGCGAACCCATCATCGGTGACTTTGAGAACGGCAATCTATACGCCTTCAGCCTTGACGTATTTAGCGACAACGGCGCAGTGCAGAAATGGCTGCGGTCATGGCGTGCGCTGCCGACAGGCGCTAACAATCTCAAACGAACGACGCACCACTCGCTGCAGATTGACATGGAAACGGGCGTTGGGCTGAACGGTTACGATCAGTTTGACCCTGAAATTGAGATTGCGACCGAAACGTCTATCCCGATTAACACGGAGACGGGTGGCGTTGAGATCGCGGCAAACCTTGCCACGCAGGACGATGAAGACATTGCCACCGAAGACCTCGCGCACATCTTGGGCGTGACCGAAGATGAGGGGCTAACGCTTGTTATCGACCGCGAAACGGTGGTCGGCGTGAATCCGCAGTTGATGATGCGCTGGTCGGATGACGCGGGGCATACCTGGTCGGAGCCTCGGCAGACCTCGATGGGCCGCATCGGGCGCTACGGCACCCGCGCTATCTTCCGTCGCCTTGGCATGACGACGAAACTGCGCGACCGCGTATACGAAATCAGCGGCACTGATCCTGTCAAAGTCGCCATCAACGGCGCGGAACTGCATATCGCGGAGACCGCGTACTAATGGCAAACATTACAAACATTCCCGCCCCTCGCGTGCCGTTCATTGATGAGCGGACGGGCCTGATTTCGCGTGAGTGGTTTCGGTTTTTGAACAACCAGTTTGTGCTGACAGGCAGTGGCACGACCGCAACCAGCATCTCCGACCTTGAGGTCGGGCAAGCCTTGTCGCCGGATACTGATGATGTCACGGCAGTGCTGCAGCGCGAGATTGAGGATTTGCAGAAAGAACCGCCTTATCTTGAGACGGTGCTGGCGAATCTGTCTAAAACAAACTACGGGATGTTTTACGACACGACCGATCAGACGGCGGCTGTTATCAATACCGCATACCCGATTACTTTCAACACTACTACGGTAGGCGTAGGCGTCTATCGAGGTACGCCAACTTCCCGCATTTACGTCAGCACGCCTGCGGTCTACAACTTTGCGTTTTCTATCCAGTTAGACAAAACCTCTGGCGGTTTGGCGCGAATGTATTTCTGGGGCCGTAAGAACGGCACCAACATCACCGACTCAGGCCGCCACGTTCATCTGCAAGGCAACAACAACGAAACCGTCTACGCCGGTAACATTTTTGTTGAAATGGGCGGCGGTGACTATTTTGAGTTGGTGTGGTCTACCGATGACACGACCGCGCAGCTAGAAGCCGTTGCAGCGGCTGCGCCAGTACCTGCGATTCCGTCTGCCATACTTACCGTAAATCAGGTGAATATATGACCGTGTATCTTTCAGCGTTTGCGGGTGCAGGCGCACAGTTTTTCAATGACGACGGCGAAGTGCTTTCAGCCGGTCGGATTTATACCTATAGCGCGGGGACGACTAGCCCGAAAGTGACGTACACCTCGGCAACGGGCAGCACCGCTAATCCAAATCCCATCATCTTGGACTCAGGCGGGCGATTGCCTGAAGATATGTGGCTAGAGCAAGCGGGCGTCTACCGTTTTGTGCTGACCGATTCGTCAAACGTACAGGTCGGCGCTTACGACAATATTCCGGGCATCAACGACTTCTCAACGGGCGCAGTGCCGTGGGCAAGCCTGACCGGCAAGCCTACGACCGTCGCGGGCTACGGCATCACTGATGCGCTCTCAACCACAGCGGCTGCGGCGACCTACGCGCCGATTGCCTCGCCGACGTTTACGGGCACGCCGCAGATTCCCGACAACGCTTCCTCTAGCACCAACTATCCGGTCGGTTATCGAGAAGCGCCGCGTAACGCGCAGACGGGCAACTACACGCTTGTCCTCGCAGATCGCGGCAAGTCGGTTGTCATGGGTGACGGCACGGCTACGGCGCTGACCGCAACGATTCCGGCTAACGGTACGGTCGCGTTCCCCATCGGCACCGTTATCATCTTTGTTAACCTCAACACCGTCGGTCTTTCGATTGCAATTACGACCGACACGTTGACGCT